ATCTGCATTTTCTGTTGTTCCAATTGAATGCTAGGATCAACAGGCGGCTCCTGTGCTGGCGGCGGTGGTGGAGCGTCCGCAGGGTTCTTAAAGAACTCACTAGCATCCTTGAAACCAGACAGCTCAGTAATTTTTGCAAGTGTGTTTCGGTATTCGTCAATGCCAACAATTGGATTGTCTCCACCCATAGTTGCCATAATTTGCTCTTGCTTCTGGTTGATTTGGTACAACGTAGCAAGTTGCTGTTCACGTTGCCCTGTACCCAGCCCGACATTAATTTGCATGTCGTACATATTATCCCACTCTCGCGGGTCAACAGGAACAAAGCGATTGTTTAGGCGCATCATAGTAGGCTCGTCTTGATACTTAGTAACAAGATACAGCAGGCCACGGAACAAATCTTTTACGCCAGTTTCAGCAAACACGCGAGCAATCATCTCGATCTTACCCTGCGAAGCAGATTGCATAGCCGCGACAGCCGTGGCGGTCGTTGACTGTAGGGCGTCCGCATCGAGACCCATTGACTGACGGCTTAGACCTGTGCGCTGTTCTTTGAGTCGATCCATATATTCAAGGGCAGGGAATACAGATCCAGAAACATCGGGAACCTGAAGAGGTTGAACCATACCAGCGGCGCGAGCGCGAATAATACCAGCGGGGCGGTTAGTCATCAAATCATCTAGGTTAACCTGACCCTCAACTGCAACAACTCGACTGTTGTTTGTGTTGTAGATATTATCCAACAACTGACGCAGTAGAGTTGACTTAATCAACTGCACGTCCGTCACAAGCTCGGCAACCGACCTACCGATTGCACGGTGAGGCATTAAGATAGGAGATAAGATAGCAAAGGGAATGAGGTCGCACTCGTCATTCTCAAACACCTCATAGCCGTCACCCAAAGTAACAACACGACGAAGCTCGGCGATACCGTCTCCATCGTAGTCAGACCTAATGTAAGCCTCGGTGACGAGAACGTCACGCATAGCTGGGTCGGCACTTTCGTAATCCGTACTAGACTCAATATCTTCAAAGCGAACATTGCGCTCATCAGATGTGTCTAGGTCGTTGTAACCAGCGAAACGCTCAACCTCATCTTGATCGTAACCCATCTCCACAAGGTCGCTAACAGACATAGTTGTGCGGTGTGCTACAAAGTCGGCATCTTGAAAAGACTTTGCCCGTTTAGACATTAGGTACTCTTCGGGGGGCACGTTTTCAATCTTAAATTTATTTCGTACAGTTGTGCGGCTGATCTTAACATCGAACACAGACATAGGAAGAGATATGCTACCATCTGGGTTTAGCAGTTGATCGTTGAGTACGGTTTCCGTTTGCTCGACAACTGTTACGGCGTCATCTTGAACAAGTACGATTAACTCATTTTCAGTTAACCCTTCATACTCCTCAAACTCAATGTCAACTTTTTCTTCATGATAGAACTTAACAATTCCCAGCTTTAGAAGCATCGCATCCTTGAACCAGTTGTGAAAGATCTGGAAGCCGTTGTTCTGTGAGCTAACAAGCCAGTTGATGTAGTCGCTGGCGTCTTCCGTTTTCTTCACATCTTCTGGGCCACGAGGCGTGAAGCGAACGTAGTCGTCCGACTGTGTAAAGATACGCATGATGGACGGCATGATGTGTTCAATTGTATCCGACACCTCAGTTGCAATAACTTGAGAGCGATCAGATTGCTCATTGCCAAAAGGCTCACCCAAATAATAGTCCATCGCCTGTATGCGATCCTGACTGTACTCGGTGTCGTAATATCCTAGTGACTGTTCAATCTCATTACGGATAATGGACTGAAATTCTATATCGCTCTTTTTAGCCATTAGTAACCCCTGTAGGTTTTCTCTGATTCAGCCTGCTTAGACTTTTTCTTTGCAACAGACTTTTTTTCTACCGCAACAGTTGTTTTTTTTACAGGCTCAACTGCTTCCACAATTAATGGCTTGCGGCAAGACCTGCAAAGCCCAGTGTAACCGTTTGGATTGGTGTAACCACAATTATTACAAATCATTTTACTTCCTTCATCTTTCTTCGTTTGGGTCGCCCACGTTTCGGCTCGGCAACCTTTAAGGCTTCAGCTTTTAGAGCCTCTTCCTTTAACAGAGCTTCCTTCTCAGCGGCTCTGTTGCGTGTGTAGATAGTAACATACATTACGCTTTACTCGAACGCTTGTCTTTAATTTTCTTTTTTTGCTGATACGTCATCACTACTCCTTAAAAATTTTCGTCGGTTGAGGTTAACAGGCTACCTAAAAATGATGCAGGCAACGCGGCGGCTGAAATGTTCTTTAGGTGTTCAAGTCTAGGGTCGAAACGAGCGAATGGTGTCCGAACACCTGTCGCGTCTATGTTTGCGACTATTTTGGAAGGCTCTCTTGAACGGGCTATTATCGCTTCCACCTCTGCCTTAGACATATCTTTCGTCGTGGTCGGAAACCTAGTCCCGACGTCAATCATGTTTTGAAATTCTAGTACAGACGAGGCTGGGGATTCACGAACAAGGTCATCGGTAGATATAGGTGTAGCACCGAAGTCTTCAAAGTATGGGAACTCACCAGCAATCGTTGAAGCTGAAGATGGATCGCCACCAACTGTAACTGGCATATTTGGCCCTAGATCTTTATACAACTGCCCACCAACGTCTACAGAAATATCTGCGGGTCTGTTTGTAACTAATGGGAATATGTGACCGTTATATCCACCCGCATATGTGTCAGCAACGTATGGATTGTCTGTTGTGAACAAGGCCCGAGAACGGTCATATGTGTCAAAAGATTCAATCTGAGGTTCGTCCTCAAAGTATGATTTCTTTCTAGTTGTACCGTGATACATAACGTCATCTAGGTCGAAGCCCATATCTTTTGCTCGTTGCTGGCGGCTCTCTGTATCCATCGGCAAATCATAGTTTGCGTTTAGATAGACATCATCTGCGGCGGCCATCATTTCGTCGTCTATCTCGTCTATTTTACCCTGCTCTAATTTTATCAGGATTTGGTCTGCTACTTTTTCTGCTTGCGTCACAGGTTCCCGACGCTTCGTCTTTCTTAATTGTTTACCTAAAATTTTTGCAAGGCCAGCCACATTTGTAAAACCACCAGCAAGCTGACCAGCTATCTCAGATATAGTTCCAGTCTCGGCCATCTCAGGAAACAGATCGGCAAGCAACTCTCTTAACTGTTCACTTGTGCCCACATTCAAGACGTCTTTGTAGTCACCTGCTAGGTAACCCATAGGGGTTTGTTTTAGGGCGGCCTGCCCAGCGTAACCCGCTAAGTTGGCTAAGTCGGCAGGTAAGCCAGCGACTCCAGTTGCAATCTCTTGACCTGCGCCGCGAACAAAGTCAATCGGCTTGTCTGCAACCTGACCAGCAACATATTCGCCAACGCCAACTACGTCAGAAAGTCCACGTTGAAACTTTTTCTGTTCGTCAAGGTCTAGTGTTCCTAGCTGTGGCCCTGTCATAAGATTTATCATAATCAACGCCTTTCTTTGTTCAGCCTGTCAAGGTATTCCATAACGTCAGAAATAGAAGAGTCTTCGTAGTCACCAGAAACTAGGCGATCTCTAAAGTCCATTTGCGTATCTAACCATTGTTGGTCAAGCTTTTGGGAGGTTGGACTATATAACGCCCTGCTATCTTTTGCAGGATCCTTGCCTGCCGCCCGCCTTGCGGCTGTAAAGTCAGTCATCATCTTTGCCTCTGGTATCGTAAAGTCTAAAGACCCTAAAGGTACACCCTGTAGCCCAGCCGTAAATGTTGGGTTGTACTGAGGCGCATCAATAAGGGGTGAGCCGCGTGTGTGTATACCAGTGAAGCCACCAACCATTCCAGACGGTGCATGTATGAGGTCGGGGTCATCGACAGCAAGCCTTGCCGCAACAACATCTGGCCCACCTTCTTTTCTAAAACCTGCCTTGTCAAAAGCACTTAAAGCTACCCCTCTAGGCCCCTGATTAGATGTTTCAAACCATTTTCTGGCGGCCTTAGAAACTGTGCCATCCTTGTTTACAAGGCTAGGCATAGGAGGGAAAGGGTCACCACCTCTGGCGACTATAGCCTTACCCGCAGTTACCAGAGCGTTATTTACTGCGGCGGTCATTTCGTCACCTAAAGACTTAGATATTGGGCGCGAGTCAATCATGTTAAGTACAGTTCTGGCATAGTCTAGGTTTACGGCGTCACTTCTCCCGCCCATTATAGAGGTCATGCCTATAACATTTTCAGCACCCTCATCATACAGCCTGTCTCTAGCCTTAGCGACGGTGTTTGCCGCGCTGGGGGCATTCGCGCCTATTAGGTGCGGGTGGTTGTCGGCGGCAAAATCTCTCATGCCGTACTTTATTCCGCCGTGCGTATACTGCGGACTTTTAAGGTGTATGCCACCAACCTGTGTAATTAAATTATCGGCAGACGATCTGTCGTATGGGTGTATCAGGGCCGCGTTTTTACCGCCAGTTGAAAAAGCCCTAGCAATACCTTGATAGTACAAATCCTCTGGAGTTAGGTTGGTTGGTAAATCTAGCAAGTTGCCTTGAGGTGTGACTGTCGTCCCCGCAAGATAATCTTCTATTGGCCTAGTATATTTTGTGGTGGATAGAGCACCGCCGCGACCAATATTCAAGTTACCTCTTTCGTTGACGCTGTCTATTCCGTAACCCAAATTATCACGCGGCAAAACATCTGTCACGACACCAGACAAGCCTTGTTCCTTGACGTCAAGTGCAGAGGACAGGTCACCGTTCGACCTACCTTCTTTGACGGCCTTTTGTAGCTTTCTGATGTTCTGAATCTGACGTATTATGTTCATCTTAAACCTCTAGGTCTTTTTCTTTTTCTTAGCTGTCTTAGCCGCCGCCTTGAAAGACCTACTTGTCGGCGCACCCGCCGAACCAACCTTACGCATCTTCTCACCAGATCCAGCTTTTATGCGGTTACGTTTTGCGTGTATGTTGGCGTACAAACCTTTTGACATAATCTATCCTTACCACTTTACTTTGTGACTCCAATACCTAGCAGATAGCTTGCTAGGATTAGAATCTTGTGCGTTGTGTCTTGCATAATACGATTTTTTTCGCGCCTTGTCTTTAGCTGTTTTTGGTTTTGATCCCGCGCCCTTCACACCCTGCTGACCAAATCTAATCAGCTTGATCGTGTCGCCTTCCTTTGCCAGCACCGCGTGACTTTTAGTTTTATGTTTGGGGGTGCGCTTAGGTTTGTTGTAACCTTCAAATCTTTCGCCGCGATATGTGATAGCCATTAACCTACCCTCATGTTACTTTTGGGGCCATACGTCTTGCGGTGGTTTAACCCCTTAGCCCTACCACGTCGGCGCGTCTTTTGTTGGGGGGTATATTTTGCTGTAGTTTGTTTTTTAGCCATCACACTATCCAACCAGTTTTCTCATAACTAAGCGGCTTATTCCACCTATGTCTGCTACCATCTTTACCCGCAATTGCACGAGATGCAAAGGTTAAACAGAAGCTATCAGCAAGGTCAGGCGAACTCAACCCGCGTTTTTTCATCTCATCTTTTCCCTCAGCCTTCAACTTGCCGTTGGATAGGAACTTAAATCGAGGGGCTGACAGGTCACTTATGAGCTCTTCCTGATCGGGTATCGAGCAGTCGCGGTGCTCGAACCACTCCTTAGCGTTAAACCAAAGCTCATCTCGGAGGCGGCCATATTTGTCGCCCATCGACGGACTCTCGGCCACGTTGATGCCCCTTGCAGGCAGTTCCAGTTCTATGAGCCTGTCAACTACACCAGCACCCAGACCGATGCTGTCAATCAGGATCTCTTGCGGACGCTCAGGATATGGCGTCGTCTCATACTCTGCCAGTATTATCCCGCAAATCTCCATCAAATCTTTGTTTCTCCAGTGACGGATCGGCTCGGTTACAACATTACCCTTGCGCTTGCAAAGTGCCGTTCGGTCGGATCCGTAGCGGGCAACGTCTAAACCCCAGACGACAGGGGTTGTGTCGGCGGCCACCTGTTCGCGGTTGACCGCAGACTGTATAATATGAAGCGGGATGATCGTGTCGTCGTCGGCCTCTGGGAACTCACCCAAAACGCGGACGCGGAATATGTTACTCTCCTCGCCGTACTTCATCTTCATGTCTTCAATAAAGGTCTCGCTGACCTGTGTGCTGTCAGACGACGCAACCTTCAGGGTAAAGAAACGCTCGCGCATCTTGTTGAACGCCTCATAGAAATAACCAGACGATCTTGTGGGGTTGCCAGTCATCACAGTCTTAGCACCTGCGGTGGACATCGCACCCTCGCCAACCTCAAATATCA